AACTGGAGCCAAGTGCGCCGGGGGCTCCAATTACTTTGTCACCAACCACTGCTCCATTAGTTGGCTTTCCACGTGCATCTACTTCCACGTTTGCAGAATCACGACTTGTACCGGCTGGCTGACCCCACGGAGAACCCTGTTTTTCATATTCATAACGAGAGTCGGGAAGCTCTGCTGGCTGAACGTGCCAAGGCTCGTTGAGATTCTTGGCAAATGTTTTTAGACCATACTTTTCAGCGTTCTTAACAACCCAGTCAAGATCACCAACGAGGTCGGCTGCCAAACCAATTTCGTGCATTGAACGCCCCGGAGGTGCGGCGGGGGCACCGGATACGTGTTTCCATCCTTTTCCATCCCAAGTCAAGTCTGCTTTTTCATTTCCTTGAACAGGGCGATAACGGTCTCTAAACATCCTTGCTTGCTCAGACTCAGATCGATGACCTGTACCAAGACCAACGTTTGGATTGGCAGCGAACATGCGAAGCAGTCGATCACGGAATCGAGAATTAAGTTTTGAGAATGATGGACTATTGGCTAGTTCACCAAGAGTCACGCGTTTTGCTGGAGTGTTGTAGCCCATCGGTACTTTTGTTAGTTGCGGATTACCGGTTTTAGCTGTCGGAACAGGGTCGCCGGACAGTAGTGTTGCTCCAGCTGCGGCCATTCCAAATGCAGCAGGTGCCCCAACTCCTGATGCTCCTGCAACAACACTACCCGCCATCAAAGCACCGCCCAGTACTTTACGAGCAATACTTCCTTTTGTAGATACACCAGTTCCAACAATTCCTGAAAGTTTGTCTTCAAATCGTTCCAGTGCCTTGTTTACGTTTTGAAGGTTTCGCTCCATGTCGGCGTAATTATCGGCCTGCCGTTTGTAAAGCTGTTCGTCACGGCCTTCTTTAACAGTAATAGTTTCCTCAGCCTGCGTAGCAAAGTTTTGTTCAATGCCCATTGCCGAACGGTGTTTTTGGTTGGCTGGATCGTACATTGTTTTACTACCAGTCTTTTTTTGGTAAGACTGATTAGCTTCTGCGTAATCCAAGACAAGATCGATCATGTCTGGCGGAACGCCAGATGCTTCAAGCAGTGCTCGAGTATTTGATCCTTGTTGGCGAGCCCCTGCTAGACGATCAGCATTAGTTAATCCAGTTCGTTGGACAATTTGTTTAATAACATTGTCCATTGACCTTTGTTGCCCACCCATGCCGTACAAGCCAGTGCCCATCATCATGGTCATGCGGTTGTTGACAGCAGCGCTTCCTAATGTTCCTGCCATTTGGGCCATTTGCCCAGTGTCGTAAGAATACCCAGACAAGGCACGAAGTCCGGCAATACCACTTGCATTCAATTGAGCGTTAATACCAGTAGATGCTTGTAGCGAAAGAAGTGTGTTTATGCCACCGTAACCAAGTCGGTCTTTGCGCATTGGGTCGCGCATTTGTTCGATGTATTGCATGTTTGAAATGCCCTTGTTTTGCTGATAGTAAACAGCAAGTTTGTCAACAGACAACGAACGCATGTAGTTGTTATCAATGCGTGAATCAAGAGCTTGGATACCTAAATTTAAAGCCTGAAAACCCGCAGCACCTGCGCGTCCAATCGCGGCCCCACCAGCCGGTGCCCCACCACCAGGAGTAGCACCACCGCCAAGTATGACTTGCTGTATGTTGGTTACAGCCCCACTTTGTGAAACACCCGCTGACGGAGGGCCCATCGGCAGTGCAACACCAGCACCAGTAGGATTTTGCGAGCTAGTGCCACCGCCCTGGGTTCTTTGAATGCCTTGCATCAACTGCAAGGTCTTGTTTAATTTAGTGTTGATGTTGGGCAGGGTTCTATTAAGGTACTCAAAGTCCTTGCGGATTTGATTAATTGATCCAGCAAGTTTCTCAATGGCTTTAGTATCAACATTGAATTTGGCACGAAGATCGCCCATGGCCTTACCACGGCCTCCAGCTTGCGAGGGATTCCCCGCAACGCTTGGTTCATTCTTTGCCATTGTTACTCCTGCCTATGCCAGCGACTCATGGCCGCCCAGTAAACACGTTGACGCACGGTCATCGTTTTAATATCTTTTAGCGAAAAGCCTTTGTAGACAGAAGCAATCGAATCGTAATCCCAATATGTACCTACTAGATTAGCCGAATAAAAGGGAGGCCCAATTCAACATTATGGGAAAGGGCTTTTCACAATGGGCACAGTGGGCTTCCACCTCCCTGATTTCTGGCCCGGGTTGAGCTTCCAATAGTTTAGAAATGATATGAGCACGATCTTTCATGCCTAAACTTTTTGCCCACTTATCCACATCTTTAGGTTTTTGTCCCTCTGCCCATTCAGCGCAACGAGCAATCAAGATAGTGTTTTGTTCAGGAATACTGGTTGCTTTTTTACTTACCAATTGGCTATCGCTACCATTTACCAAACGGAACTTTTGAATAGTGCCATTCCGTAATGTGATTGCAATAGATTCTTGCGGGTTTCCTTTGGGTTGTTTAATTGGAAATTCAGACATTTCAATAAGTACGTCGTTGGATTTACCACAATGCGGGCAGTTAATTTGATACTCACGAGTTTCACCATAGGTTGCTCGAACCGTGGTCAAAAACAAAGTGTCTCGATCACCAATAATTAAAGTATCAATTACTTCGGGTCGCTTTTCAATTTGAACGTTTCCAATAGACACAACACTGCGTTTGAGCAATGCTGCCATGTATTGAGCGTACAAAAGGTCACCGTCGGCATCAAGTGCTGCCAATGCCTCCTCGTCTTCGCCTGTCAACTCCCGAACGGTTGCAGTGGTTTCCCACTCCTTTGTTTCTGAGTTTAAAACACCACGAAAAAGTTCAACTGTGGTGTCTGGTGTGCTGGCAATTTTTGGCACAGGATCTGCGATGGCAGCCTGAATAGCAAGAGCTTCCGATTGTGTTCCCATATTATGCTCCTAAATTGTAAATTAATTTGTGCTTGCTAATGCATCAATTTCTGCTTGAGTCCAAGCAACGTAGAACCCTTCGTGGTGAATGTTCAACTGTTGAATCATAATGCCGTTATCGCCAGCGTTCAAGTCGCTCAAACCGTAAGCGCCCGGCCAGCAATTAAAAAGCTTAAATCCAAGTTTTGCATTTCCAGGCTTTAGGTTAGTGGGTTGATCATCGCTATCCCACGCGTAACGAGCATCACCACTTGTGTATGGGTGGTCAAACACCTTTACCAAAATGTTGCAACGGTAATTTGTTGCATCACCTTGTGCTCCGCCAGCAAAACCACCAGTGCCGCCGTTAATCCATGAGTGCATGAATTTTTGCCACTTCCACAGTTGGTCTTGCGAAGCAAACGCTCCTCGAGCAAACGAAATAGCCGGGAAGTCAGACTGACCCACCATTTTGTGTGGGTGTGTATTCATTCCACCTTCACGGTAAGCAATGAGTTCATTCTGTACCGACAGACCGCCCATTTGAGCAAAGCCTAAATCACCAATTCCCGTAAGAAGAGTGCCCAATTCAGTATCCATCGGCTTGAAGCTCACCGTGAACTTAAAGTTACGGAGCGGGTCGGTACGTTGTGTTTTAGCTGCCATGATATCTCCTAGATATTAGTAGTGGCCGTTGATCCACCAGCCCATTGGCTGATGTTGATGACAATGAATTCAGCAGGATTTTGCAAAGCAACTCCCACTTCAATGTTGACCTGACCGTCTTCTACTGTAGTTGGCGTATTGTTAAGTGAACTGCAAACCACGTAAAACGCTTCTGTTGCAGTGGATCCCTTAAGACCACCGGTTGCCCAGAAAGCCGTAAGCAAGGCAGAAATACGAACCGTAAGTCCTTCCCACAGACGGGCATCGTTCGGTTCAAACAACGCAAACGCCGTGCTGTCCTTAAGCGTCTGCTTGAGGAAGTTCAGCGAACGTCGGACAGTAATGAACTTGTCAGAGGTGTTTCGGGCAAGAGTACGCGCACCATTAATGATGACACCAACACCCGGAACAATCGTAAACATGTTTAATTGTTGGCTCTTGTACAACGCGCCCTGCTCAGCCTCAGTCAAAGTTGTAACCAGGCCAAAGACGTTGCGGATGTCCAAACCATAACCAGCCGGGGCCTTAGAAACCCCACGTGCAATTTCTGATCGCACATACGCACCAGCAACAGCACCGCCCGCAAACGTGGTTCGGATTGCAGCAGCGCCAGTCTTCGTTGGATCAAACATTTTAAGCGCTGGTCCATAGACCGCACCATAGCTTGATTGCGTGAACGTTGAAACCACAGATTCCAACGCTGACTTAGTTGTAGCATTTTTTGGTGTGTCGATGATCATGAACGAGTTACCGCGCTCTACCATCTTGTCCAGACCGTCGTTGACAATGGTTGAGTTAGTTTGCCCAACAAGGTTAAACAACAACCCTTGTGTGATGGTGTCATAACTATCAAGAGAAGCAGCCCACTCAGTTGCATCAATCGCGCCAACTCCATCAGAGCCACCACTAAAAGAACCCGAGGTTACGTAGTCATTGGGGCCAATTCCAGCAATAGTTAACTGTGCACCAGCAGCAACTGTAGCAACACTCGACGTTGTGATGTACGAAGAGTATAAATCAAGCACTGTTCCAATGTAGCGAGTACTTGATGGTGAAATTGACAAACCAGACCAGTTTTCAATTTCATCTCCATTGAGTTTAACTGTAATGGTAAACGCAGTATTAGCTGTGAACTTAGGCGTGACCAGGGGGTCAACAAGCGTTGAGTCATCAAACGTGTAATCCACCGTAAGAGAGTTTGCCCACGCCCCAGCGGACTTTGCCTCCAGTGTCCACAAATTGGCTGCGGTTCCAGCAGGAACCGGTGTTCCCTGCAAAGCCGACGTTGCTTTAACAGCAGTTGAATCTGCGACTCGAGTTACATACGCAGTTTGACCACCATTTGCAAAATAGTGATAGACCGCAAACCCAAGATCGTAATCGTTTTTCAATTCTCCAAACAGTTGGCGATATTGATTCCACGACGTGACAACAGCTGGAGTTGTTGGTCCACGCTCTGCCGTACCAAGGAAGGCGGCCGGGGTGACTCCCGTGTTTGCATTGATGTTGGTAGTAAACGCCGCTTCCTTGACGTATACCCCTGGGCGCTCGTATGCCATGATAACTCCTATGACGTTGTTTTAAAGTGGAAAGATCACGAATTAAAGACTGATAACTGGTGTTTAATTGTACTATTAATTGTAGACACGGATTTTGTAGAAGACAGGTATTCATAGTCTTCGTATGTCATTTCCGCAGACATCCGTAGGGTAAGAACCTTACGGAAAATACGCTTACGAAAGCCAGATTCCATGTCGAGCAAGTCGGCATTGGTCCAGTCCAGTAAGTCAAACCTTCTAGTGGTTCCATCGGCTGGTATGCGGATGGAATTATAGCGTAGGGGGGTAGTTTTTCTTAAAATGCCCGAGGTAAGCTGCCTATCGTGCAGGGCCGTTCGGGTGTAGGTAGAAACCTGATACAACAGGTCCATGGGAATAAAGTCCTGGGTTTGCTTAAAGATTGTTTGGGAAGATCCCGATACGCTGGCAGTTTCGCTAGGCCAATAATCAAAATACGCCGGGTTATTTTCCCAGTTTCCCGCCCCGCCTGAGTAGATCCACAAATCCGAATGTTGTCGGTCTGTAGCGTGAAGAACGTCAATTAATTCAATAGTAATAAATGGGTAATCGCGCTCTGTTTCCGATTCCGGGTAACGAAAGAACACCTTTACTGGGCGGGCATTGTTACGGTCATCTGAAAGCTTAATGTTTGAAAACCTGACTTTAATGGCCTCGTCTTCAGCAAGTAGGAATCCAGTTCTCATTGCGGTTTACCTATTAGTTTATTAAGGTTCTGGGTTATCTTTTTACCAAGATTTTGATTTGCTGTGACAACTTCATGCCTAATCAAAGACCTGGCTGGGGGGCCGTATTCAAGTTGTTGCGCCTTTTTAGATGAGGAATTGCCTTTAATTTTGTAAGAAAACGCCAAGTCCTTGGCATCCCATTCAATTGTAAAGTCCTTGGCAATATCTCCGTACTCAGCTTCCTTTTGAGGAAGTTCATGTTGAATCCGGGAAATTTCGTCAACCATAGCGGGTTCAACAGCAGATTTTAAATACTGATCCATGTTTAGGACAATGTCCCCAAGATACAAAAGTGGGGAGGGAACTCCTGAAATATATTGCGTAGAACTGTTAGGCGTAGTCATAGATAGCCCCCATGGCGCTCCTTAGTTCTAGGCAGTTGTAACGTGCAACAGCGCGTTGCACAATTTAAGTTTATCAGGAAACAGTTGGCAGCGAAGCAGGCCACGGAAAATTGCTTATGACCATGGGTTCCGGCCCCGGATCGTTGGGCATTTCGTCATCAACGTAAATTTCAATACCTTCAATTACGACCAGCAAGTCGTCTTTAGCCCTACCTCGAACTCGGTACATTGTTACTTGGTAGTACCGAGCGTCATAAAAGAACAGGTCATTTAGGTGGCGTTGATACTCAAAGACATCTGGAACGCCAGCATCTCGCATGTCGTCTACTGACAAAACAACGTTAACCACCTGCACCGGTTGGCGACCTTCTGGGATCGCTCGCTTAGTATCTTCAGTTTCTGTTATTTGAATAACCGGTATTGGAATTCCCTTTTGGTACCTTTTACCGCCAGATCCAGCTGGCCCTTCGTCGTATACATCGTCGTAGGTGCTGCCGCCAGCTCCAAATGCAACAAATGAAAACCATGTAATGAACTCACCCGTTTTCTTGTGATACTCCCGATACTGTTTTCGAATAAGCGATAATTCCCGCCGCGTATCCATGACTAAATACCGTAAATAGCAGAGGTGTTGGTACCTATTCCCGGCGGGGTGTCAACAAAAACGTTTTCAAGAAGTTCGTCATCTGATTGCTCAATACCAATAATCCCATCACTGACTTCTGGGAATATCCTTTCAATTGGTCCAACTTCCCCAAGTTCCCGAGCTTTATACAACGGAACAAGACGGTTGGTAGTTCTAGACACGCGACGAAGGTTCATTATTTCAATACGATCTAGACCAATGTTCAGAGACTTAGCCTGTTTTTCATAGGCTTTAGACCAGTACTCCAACAGACTTTGAACCATTCGGTAACGTTGGCTTGCCGGGATATGCACAGACTCTGAGGTCATTACGTCAATGTCGCGGCTATATTCAGTCAACAAACCCCAAAGAGCCTCAACGACTGCTCCCATTCCAATAGTGTCAATGACAATGTCGGACATGTTTTCCAAAGGAATTGGCAAATTATAAACATGTTGTTCGATAGAATGTGTTGCATAGAACTTTAAGTCACTAGGCAAAACCCATTCGTAGTAATACCCTTCCACAAGGATTTTTGTTGTAGAAGAAAAACTTGTGTTAAAACGGATAATTCCATTGCGTTGATCCAGCGAATAATAAGCATTTGCCGTTTTATCAGCGGTAATAGTTACTGGAGATCCGGTTGTGTATGTGGCTACCCAAAGACTATCGGCATCAATGTTTGGGCTGCCCAACTCATATGTTCTGCCTACGGTATCAAAAGACACTTGAAAGAATTTAGGAAAATCGCGCAAAAAGTTACGTGCGATATTAATAACTCTATCAACAACGTTTTTGTCAAACCTATTGATGTTTAGGTCTTCATGTGCCATGTATTAAGTTTACTTTAACTAGAAGGTTGGTCGCCAGAGCCTGCGCCGGGAACAGTGTCTTGCAATTGTTGACCAATTGCTGGTTGCTGTTCTCTAAATCGGGGAAAGGTAAATCGACGTACTTTTGTAATGTCTTGGACAGATCCAGACGGGGTTGGAAGTAGATCTTTGTCTCTCACAGCCCAGCCAAAAAGAACGGTTGCAAAGGCTCATCAGGACCTTGACCTGTATAGGTGGCTAAATTTTCCCAAAAGGCTCCTTGTTTGACATACAAAGAAGACTGTCCCGTGGCCGGAGAAAAAGAAGTTTGAACATAAAGATCTCCAGATGTTCCAACGCTTCCCGGAGCACTTGTCCCGCTTCGAATAACGGTTCCAATAAATTTACGCTTGTCTACAGAACTGGTTGCCCCAAACAGTTCACCCGATTTACGATAGAGCGCATACAGGGGCAGTTGAGACACGGTCAAATTTGGAAATACCGGATTGGTGGCATTGGCGGTCCCAGCAATAACATTCAAAACAAATGAGGAACCACTTTTCTCTGCAACTATTAAATCAAAACGAGGGTCGACAGCAGTTGCAGTCAGTGTTAACGTACCGCCAGGAACCGCAGCGTACTCACCGTTAATGAGAACCTCACCGTTCGTAAGGGTTACTGACCCGTCACCAGACGATGAGTAAGCGGCATCAAAACCATTAAAGACACCGTATTTGTTATTTCCTAATACGGTAAAGTCAAGCGAATCCGGTTCTGCTTGATCAAGGCTCTGGATTTGGGCCCCGAAGCTATTTGCATTGGGTACTGTAAATCCAGACATTTAAACCTCAAAGAGTGTCGTAAATATTCCCCGTGCTTTTCAGATAATCGTACAAACCACGAGGGAGCTTGTATCGAGTGCCATCTTTAAAATCCCAAGATGCGCGTCCCCAAAACATCACCCAAGTTCCCTTTACACGTGCTGAGATTGTTTCTTCCGCCTCGTCGTCAATA